CTATGCTTTCGGGGGATAGGGACGCTATTCTTCTTGGAATTCGTATTGCTACCTTTGGTAAAGATGTTGAGTACTCAGCTTCTTGTCCAAAATGCCTAGAGTCCCAAAACTTTATTATTGATTTAACTACGGATGTTGAGACCAAACAGCTTACCGAGCCTATCAGTGACAGAGTTTTTTCGGTTAAACTTAAAAACGGTGAAGCAATAGTAACGCTTCCTAACGGAATTACTAATAAAAAATTATTAGACGCGGACGATAAGTCCACATCTGAATTAGTAACTATTGTGCTATCAGGCTGCATAGTCAGTATTGATGGGACGCCATCTTTAGGGGTACAAACTGCCCTTAATCTTGGTATTTTAGATAGAGAGGCTATTGTCTCTGCTATATACAAAAAAACCCCAGGCCCACGCCTTGGGGAGGTGACAAAGGCTTGCAAGGCATGTGATAATGAAGTTCCATTACCACTAAGTCTAGCTAGTTTATTTCAATTATAAAATTGAACATTACGTTGATTTAATGGACTCCTACGAAATAATAATCCGAGCATTTACTGGTTGGAGCCTCAGCGATGTGCGCTCTCTTTCTTACAGGGAAAGAAAAAACTGGCTATTACGAGCTACTAGATAAGGATTATCATGGCAGATAGTGAAGAGATTATTGAACGGCGGGCAAGTAATGCTGCTATGGCGCGGCTAGAGCGTGCTATAACTTCTTTAACAAGTCAATTTGCCTCAAGTAACAGCTCTTCGTCTGGCAGTGGCGGTGGTATTAGCGCAGCTGCTCCATCCTTTGGTACTGCGGGCGGAGCTCCTAGCCCTCCTCGTTTTACTAACTATGCTGACCGTCAAAACTTTACTAAGATATTAACTTCTTTTGGTAATGGCGCGCTTGGCCTTGCTGGCGCAGTGTCTATGGCCTTACCTACTACTCAAGAAGCTGTAGATGTCCAAGCACTAGCTAATCGTATGCGGTTCTATGGAGGAACTAACTACAACACTGAAGCCAAATCAATGAAGGCTCAGCTACAAACCTCTCTTATGGGCACTGCGACTAGCCCTGAAGATGCTGCTCTTGCGTCTAATTACGCATCACAAAGAGGCTTAATGCCTGGGTTAGCAAACTTTGGTGCAGGCAAAAACTATACAGGAATTATGGGAGGCGCTGCCCTTGCGTCTAATTTAACTCCAGGTCTTGGTATTACAGGTGGCGTAGGCGTTATGGCAGGCCTTAACGATCCTAAACTAGTTAACATGTCACGCATGTTTGGCATTCAAACGCGTAATAAAGAGGGCACTGGCATGGTAGATTTGCCACAAATTATTAAACAACTTTATGATATTTTAGCTAAAGCAGGACCTGTTACCCCAGAAAATATAGCTATCTCTGCTATGCCAGGTAACGCTCTTGATAGCATCCTTAATCAGTACTTTGGATTAGACCCTAATGTTAGAAGTACAGTACTTGCTGGTATTACCCAGCTAGCTAAAAACAAAGGTTCAGTTAGCTCTTTAACTAGCAAAGCATCTCTTACAAAGTCAGGCGCATCTACTGATGCTATTGCTTCTACTGGATTTAGAGCATCTACTGAATTAAGTTTGCTTCAAGCATACTCTGGTCGCACAACAACAAACCTTATTGGCACTAACAACGTTCTTAATGATATTTATAAAGGTGTAGCTAAAACCGCAACTGGTAATGGCGCTAGCGATAAAGCAACACAGATGATTTCAAATTTGTCAACTATCCTTGAAACATTTGGCGGTGCAAGAAATGGCGCTGGGCAACTACTTGTTGACACTATGTTTGATCTTACTGGAGATGCTGCAACAGGAGCATTTAACGGGCTAAAAGGCGGAAATTTTTTGGGCAAAGCTCTTACAGTTGGTGGCATTGGATTAGGGGCGTACGGTGGGTACAAGCTTAATCAAAAATTTAGCAATAGTTTTGCTAATGGCTCCGTAAAAGACCCACTTGGTATAGGGGTTGAAACTGGAGTAAAGCCAACAAATCCAGGCCAACTATTTACTGGCGCAATTACCATTAACGTGTCAGCTCCTTTAGGTCAAGACCCATACGCGTTTGCTTCGGCAATTACTAAGTCATTAAGCGCGGCGATGTAGCATGCCTATACCACCCCCAGGCGGAGTTGAAGGTTACAGAAACCCAGGTGTTATGGGTACGGGTGCTATAGGCGACGAAAAAAACCCAGGCGGTACAGGCACTTCAAAAGTAATTAATGCGGCTGCCTCTCCATGGATTGGGGCAAATGCTAAAACAAGTACACAAAGCGGTCTTGGTTTAAATGGCTACCAATGGAACTTACCTCCACATAAATGGAGTCTTCCTGTAGAACCCTCTTTAGATGACATGGTTATAGACCCTGCTACTAGAGCAATTGGAGCCACTCATAAGTACCGCCGTGGTCGTATTTATTGGTATGCCCGCGTTGACAATACATACGTTAACAGCAACAAATATAACTTTGGTGGCAAAAACGATCCTAGATACGGGTTTCAATTTATGTGGAACCCCACTGAATTTAATACTTCAGTAGCAGTTAATATGAGTGTTACTCCTACGTTTGCTGATAAATTTGCTACTGTAGTTGGCGCATTTCCTAGCGGTCAAGCCTTAAGTTTACAAATAGCTCTTGATAGAACTAATGACTTTGCGTGTTTAAATTCTTTAAACCTTACTGCTAGTGATTTAAAATCAATTAGTTCATTAAACAACCCTACAAAATTTAATAATAAAAACAAGAAAGCTATTACTACAGCCGCAAAAACATTTGCTTCAAGTACATTTGCATCTACTCTTGGATACACACCTGGTCATTCTTTTGATCAAGGGTTTGCAGAAACTCTTATTAGCAAAGTATTAAACTTAGCTAGATATGGAACTACTGCGGATATTGAATATATTTACAAAGCCATTAACGGTCCTGGTTGGACAAACGTAGCCACAGGTAGAGAGTCTTCTGAAATTGGATTCCTTCGCCCTACGCTTTTACGCATTGATTTAGGGCCATTAAGTTATTTAGGGTACGTCAGCGCTATGAATGTAAGCCATACCAAATTTACTAAAGGAATGATTCCTATGGCATCTACTATTGATTTGCAGTTTAACCTTATGGCTACTGCAGGATTGTCAAGTCAATAATGAATATTCGCGCAGGTTCCAGATACGAGTTTTCGGTTGTAGATTATTTTAGAAAAGTAGAAAACGGTAAAACGTTTCCAATTGTGCTTTACAATTTTGATTACTTAAACTCAATATCTTTTGTTCCTCATACTTTTGTTGAAGGTGAAACATTAGCAGGGTTATCTTGGAGATACTTTAACCGCCCAGATTTGTGGTGGACTATTGCTGAGTACAACCCAGAAGTTATAGATTTTATTAATATTCCTGGTGGAACGGTATTAAGAATTCCTAATGTTTAATTATATATCTGTATTGTTTCCGCTGTCTCAAAACGCGCCTCAACGAGTAAGCTCGTTTACTCTAAGCCAAGAACGCTACGCTCACGAAATGGCTAGTATTAAATTTAGAGACTGGGGAATTTCTTACACTAGTGTACGCCCAGGCGACCCTGTAAAATGTGTGCTTAGAGGTAAGGACAGCTCTAGAGAATTTGTAGGGTACGTGCATGAAATTAAACCCAATATTACTCCTGGGTCTAACTTTGTAGAAGTTACTGTTATTGGCGCATCTTACCGTTTAAAGCAGGCCAGGCAAAAAGTATATGAAAACGTAACTGCCACAGATGTTATTAAAAGTATTGCTAATAAATATGGGTTCTCTACGTCTAATGTCCAACAACACGGGCGAGTATACGAACAGGTAGTACAAGCTGGACACACAGAACTTCAGCTAATGAGCAGGCTAGCAAAACAATGTGGTTATTCATTACGTATTGAAAACACTAATATTTACTTTGAGCCTTTAACTTTTAACTACGAAGAAGGTAGGGTTAACGCTCAAACGTATACAATGCGTGAAGCCAATGACCCTGCTGGTTCGACTCTATATTCTTTTAATTTAACGTTAGGAGATAGTGTTGCATACAAGGACTCTTACAAGTCTGCGGTGCAAATAGGTGGCGTTGACCCTAATACTATATCTTCAAGTATTGTAACTAACCAACGTCAGAACACGCTTAACGAGACCCAGGCTACTGAGTTTTTTGATAGTTTTGCTACTAATACGGTTGCTCCATCGTTTACGATTGCTGCGTATGAGGCAAAGGCAGCTGATGAACGAAACCGCTTTCCTTACCGTGCACGTATTCAAGTTATTGGTACGCCTGAAATTAAACCTGACCAGCCCATTTACCTAGAGGGCATTGGCCCTAATTACTCAGGGTATTGGATCGTACTCTACGCTGAACATTTTATAGTAGAGGAATCTCCTAATATTTTAAGGTATGTAACTGTCCTTGACGTAGGTGCTGATTCTATTGGGCAAGCCCAGTCTTGGAAAGGTAATGTAGTTACTTCTCCAGGTAGTTTTAGAGTACGCAAACTAGTACCCGATACACGAAATGTACCGCCAAATTTATCCTCAGTGTTAACTGAAGGTACGGGGACTTATAACAATGCTGGGTTTACCGAAGTCACTAACCGCAAAACTAACTCTAATGTTAAACCTTACGTTTGGGTAACAATAGGAGCTGGAGAAACTTCCGCTACAATTGATGTAAGAAACCGACCTGAAGCAGTGGTTAAAAGATTGGAGAACAAAGGTGTACTCTGATTTATTTACAGGTGATCTATCTGACAAAAGATTTTACGGCGTTTACCGCGGTATTGTGCAAGAAACTAACGACCCCCTTAACTTAAAACGTATTAAAATGCAAGTTCCTCAAATTTTAGGAACCGCCGTTACAGGTTGGGCTTGGGGTGTGCAGCCATCAATAGCTTCCGCTTTGGTTGTGCCAGAACCTGGTACGGGCGTCTGGGTAATGTTTGAAGGCGGAGACCCTAATTTCCCACTATGGCTAGGAGTTTTCTAAAATGGCAACTATTCCAAGTAGCATCTTGGCTACATCTACCTACTCGGTTTCACTACCTTTTAATATATCTGCTAATGGCAAAATTGGTATTGTAGCTGATTCGTCCCCTAAAGCTTGGCGTGATCGTGTATTAACCTTGTTATCCACAGGAATTAACGAGAGAGTTTGGTATTATAATTATGGAGCTAGTTTAGACGGATTACTATACGAAACCGCAGGCAGTGCTACTGAATTAGGTAGGCGAGCAATTACGGAGATGTTTGCTTCGTGGATTCCTCAGCTTTCTTTATTGGATGTAGTATCTGGCTATGACAGCGGTACAGCGACCCTTGAGCTTACTATTATATATAAACTTCCCAATGGGGAAACCGATTCTGTTACAATATCTACAGCATCTTTAACTGCTGCAGGCGAAACAATTAAGGGTTCATAATGGCTGATAATCTGTACCTTCCTCAGGTTGATTACACTTCACGAGATTACGTCTCTATCCGTGATGATTTAATTGCGCTTATTCCTAACTTCACCCCTCAGTGGACATCCCGCGACTCTAATGACTTTGGTATTGTACTTCTTGAGTTGTTCTCTTACCTAGGAGATTTGCTTAACTACCAGATTGACCGTGCAGCAAACGAAAGCTACCTCAATACATCTACTCAACGCGATACTGTAGTTGCTATTTCTAAACTGCTTAACTACATTCCTAATGATATTAGTCCTGCTACTGGCACTGTTACTTTCTCTAATTCAGGCGCTAACCCTACAACTGTACCTGCAGGAACTTTGGTGTCTACCGTTTCTGACGGCATTAGCCCTGCAATCACATTTACTACTACAGCTGATGTGCCACTTAATGCTATTGTAGGAACTACTCCTGGAACAGGCTCAGTAGTTGTAACTCAAGGACAGTCTTTAACTGAAACTGTAGGTACATCAAACGGCACTATTAACCAAAGGTTTGCACTTACTGCCCAAGGTGTTATTACTAGTGGAACACTTGTAGTAATTGTAGGATCATTAGCGTATACCAAAGTTTCATACATTATTGATTACGCAGCTGATGATCCTGTGTTTTCAACATTTACTAATGGTGCGGGAACTACATTTTTGCAATTTGGCGACGGGGTATCTGGACGAATTCCTCCAAATGGATCAACCATAACTGCAACATACACTTACTCCTCTACATCTGGCGCATTAGGAAACGTAGCTGCTGGAACAGTT